GTGGTGCTCTTCCGATCTGGAGAGGGTAGCGGCCCCCAAAATTCATTAATTTCCCCCTTGGCTCTGCCCTGAAATATCACATTGTGCACGTCACTGATGCTCTCATTGGATCTTACATGTAAAATATTAGATATGGGGTGGTGGCATATCACATTGTTTATATACAATTATGATTACAACACATAGCACTATTAAGCCCATAGATATACTATATATAACATGTGATATGTAGTCATGGTTTGGGCATAGAAAAACGGGCCGTATGCCAGTATTGGCATACGGCCCGCTGAGGGGTTTTACTGCTAGTGCTTGGTGCTTGCCTTAGGCGTGGGCTTAGGGGCCTCAGTCTCGCTCACAGAGCTTTCTACAGCCTTTCCGCGGCGCTGTGCATGCTTGGTCGTAAGGGTGAATACCATGCGGTGCTGGCCTCCATCGATATCCTCGCTAATGCGGAGGCGAGCAGTCTTGCCAGCGTCATTAGCTGCCTTAGAGAACTTTGTGCGCTCTTTACCTTCGTCTCCAGCCTTTACGATGACCTCGCACGCCTTACCTTCACCGGCGGCAATGAGGTCAGCGACGGTCTCAGTGTAGGGGTTAGCCTTGGTCGGTGCGTTGAATTCAATGATGTTTGCCATGATATATTTCCTGTCTTGTGTTTGTTTGGGCTCTGTTACTTAGATACTATCACACTTATACGATCGTCAATAGCCATTCTCCTGAAATTTTTTGAAATACTGCCGAAGAAAATTCGTAGTCTTTACCGTTGAATGAAAGATACTGATTGTAATTTTTCTGATACACTCTAGCGCTAATGTCATTGTCGCGTAGGATTATGTTGAGGCGCGTTCGCGTAGTTGAGCTATCCCAGCCAGCGTTACTAACCTCAATCTCCCCTGTCCCGATGCATGCGATAGCGTTACCGTGATGGTACACCATATAATCGCCGCTTACCATTCTGTTTACAATGGTAGCATATGCAATCTTTTTGTCAATGCCAACCTTTGCGATCTTTGCAAGGTTTGCGGGATTCATTTTTGGAAGGGTTAAATTGCTCATGACTAAATTAAACCTCATTCTCGCTAGTGTGTCAAGCCTTATTTTACTGCCAGAGTGCGCGATTACGTCCCGCCACAATAACGCCCGACTTTGCCCACGGATTGCCACTAGCGAGCGGCCCGACACCATCACGCCCGTATACATCCTGTACGCGCTTGTAAGCGTCCGCAATAGTAGGTGTGTAGTTGGGTGAGTTGACTACACCAGACTCGCCCATTTCGCCGACGCGTTCCCAAAGCTGGCCGGGAACGATCGCATTGTATCGACGCAGACATGCAGTGATATCGCCATCATTACGCATGTAGTAGGCGCAATGCATCTCAACATATTCGATCGAGCATCTAGTGTGATGGCGAACAATCTTAGCAGTCATTTTATCTTGCCTTTCGTGTGTGTCCCGAACTTGCTTACAAATAGAACGATAGCACACATTCTTACCGTGTCCACTCATTTTCGGATTATTTTTGAGATATTTTAGTTTGGGTGAAATATCGTATGCATCTAGTAAAATATCACATGTAACCATCATACCATTTAACATGATGCATGCAGAATTTTTCACGCGCCCGCTCGCGCGCGTGATATGTTGCGGGAATTTCAGCTTTCAAATTCTCGACAGAAAATTGTCTTTAAAATAAATTATGCCCCTGAGAGTGTCACACATATTATTGTGTGCACCCCCAGGGGCAAATTTTGCATTAATTAAATTAATCCTTATTCATCCCAGGCATTATCACAGTCAAAGCATCCCCATTCAACATATTCAACGATATCATCTTGAGTAGTTAATGAGTGTGGCGTCTTTCATTTTACGAATCTTCATTTAGATGCGTCCGTTGTTCCATCCAGTCGCGCCTTCACCGCTTCGGCGGCTTCTTTCAGCGCTTCCCTCCGAATCTCCGCGTCGTGCGCGGCGAGCCAGCTTTCGAACTCCGCTCGGGAGTTATTGATACCCCGGAAGTCGGCGTGCTGCTCGCGCCCGCGCACGAACGTCTCTCGCACCTGGCCCTGCGTCAACGCCTTCTCTGCCCTGTTGTCACTGCTCATCGGTAACCCCTTCCTCTTGGCATGTTTCGATGAATTCCTCAAATGCTCTTAGTTATTGTATCCGTACACTCTAAGGCTACCAGTCAAGCCAGCGCTACTAGTTGTAAGAGTGAATCCGTCGAAAGCGCTAGCTAGTCTGTGTCCTCCGCCAACTATACCAATCAGAGGCGCAGAGCCAGCAGCGTATGATAGTAGTCTACCGGTTATCAATGTCATCAGTGCTTTGAATGGAGAATCAACTTCAATATCTATCTCAAAGTCTGTTACGGCATATCCAGCGGCTAGCTGCCAGTTTGTAGCAGCAAGGAACGTAGCGCCAGCGGGAGCGGAGCTATCATCGAACATGAGAGCAGTGTCATAGTTAGCGGCACTAGAATCTACACCACTAGCGCGCAGTCTAAGATACGGTACACCGCTGTTATTAGCTTGGCTTAGTCTACCCTTAATAACATACTTATCATACGTGCCAGTGAATGCACCATTAACACTCAAAGCGGTACAGTTAGAAAGGTTGATAACACCAGAACCACCAATGCTAGCACCCGTTCCTGCAACACTTGTAGGAGTAATAAGCGCCAGCGATCCGCTAGGGCCAGCGGGGCCAGTTGGGCCAGCCACGCCCTGTATACCCTGCGCACCCTGAGGGCCAGCGGGGCCGACTACGCCCTGAGGACCCTGTGGGCCAGTGTTTCCGGTGGGGCCAGCAGGACCGGTGGGTCCAGCAGGGCCAGTATTACCGGTAGGCCCAACTGCGCCAGTATCACCCTTAGGGCCAGCGGGGCCAGCGGGGCCAGTGTTACCGATAGGGCCCTGAGGTCCGATAGCGCCAGTTTGCCCCATAGGCCCATCATTGCCCGTAGGACCGATGGGGCCAGCGGGGCCCTGCGGTCCGGGCGCACCGTTAGCGCCCGCGGGGCCAGTATCACCCTTAGCACCAGCGGGCCCAATAGCACCAGGCAAACCACGGTCACCATCCCTACCGGGCGCGCCAGTATCACCCTTAGGGCCAACGGGGCCAATTGGCCCATCGCTTAGAGTTATTACTGTTGCATCTTGAAGATCAACATTTAACGGATCGCTCATCTTGTAACGTCCTCCTCAGTATTAACGTAGAACTTAATGAGTGTATTAGGTCCCGGAGTAACCTGCACATCAATTACACCTGGGCCAAGCATACTACGAGTTTGGTCGCCAGTTGCCTTGAGCCTAATAACACCAGTCTTAGCGTTAGAAGAATCAACGGTAAGATCAACCTTATTAGGGGATGACTCAGTTACGCGCCATTGTGCCGCCCATGTTTCGTAATAGGACAGATCAATAGGCGCGTTATTACGCGTGAAAGTGATATCTTGTTTCCATTCATCACCAGCGTAAATTTCAACTTTATTTTTAATTATGGCAACAGTCATTTTATCCAACCAAATCCATTTCAATAACAGCTAGCTCAACTACGCGATATTCATAAAAGCTAGCATGTTCCGTACAGGCCTTAGAGGCTTGTATGGCAGCATGCTTATCCTTAAAATGCATTACATTTCGCCACTTAGTTTTTGTGCCAAGTCGGCGATATTGAACTTCATATTCAGGCATTTCTCTCCTTAGAATGGGAATACAGCAAAGCGGTAGGTAGTACCGCCGTAAATCTTTTTCTTAGTATCGTGGAAAACAACTCTGTTTAATGGTGTGCCACTAATCTTACTAATCTGTTCAGCTATTGTTTGAGGGGTAATCACTGGCATAACAGAAGTGCGGTAAAGGTTACCCAAATCGTCCTGAAAAATGACATGGCCCTTCTGACCATCCCAGTCAAGTACCAGCGCTACCCACTCCATTATAGGTCAGTGACTCCTCGACGCTTAAGCTCATTTACAATTTCATAAAAATTTTGGTTATCTTCAGGTGTTGCAGCTTCATTATTAATTCGTATAGAGATTAAAAATCCCATAGTGATAAGCTGGCTAGTAGTGTATTGCCTAAGGTTATCCATTACATTATCTCACAGTGTGTCGAGTGAATCGCGGGCTGAATTTCTGTGGATAGATCGAAGCATACCGGAGAATGGTATGCCGCAATCAATGCCAGAATGATGAATGCGCTCATTATACGTCACTAATCTTTCTACGCTTAAGCTCTTTAACAACCTTATCGAATTCTGCGCGGTATGCATCCTTAAGAAAGCTAGATGTGTGGATATTATTGATAAGTGACGTAAGGTGATAAGAGTAATTAATAAGCGCCTTATCACCCATTTTCCGTATAATACTCTTCTTATCGGACATTGAAATACCCCTTACGATACCTGACAATAAACTTAATACTGTTGAGCATTGATGTGCGAGCAACTTTAGCGTCATATGTCCTAATGTACATAGTCAGTTGCACACACTTAAAGCACTGATTAATGTAGGAGTTGGCAAGATCATCGTTTTCGACGCTGATAGCAGCATTGGAAAGCTTTTCAAAGTCATTCAGTAATGCCATTAGTAGCTTAGCGTCATTCTGAGGCATGTCTTAATCCTACCACTAAACCGTAACGAAAGACCCGATAGGTGCGACCCAAACATCATGCTTATCGTTCATAACTTCTTCAGCTAGACGATAGATAGCATCCTTGTCTCTGCTCTGGAGAATGAGCTTACCATTCTTCCAAACACCGAGCTTCTTTTCGTTTCCCATTTCTTTCCCTTTCTTTGGGCTGTTAACTCTATTAAACCACAAACTTGGCAAATGTGCAAATCAGGGCATTAGCGAGTCGCTAATGCCCTGATATGTCACATGTCAAATAGTGTCTGTTGCTCCTGTGGTTCGCGGTCTAAAACATGGATAATATATCCATGTTTCTTACCAACCTTCCAGGTGAAAATAAGGCCACCATCTTTTGTGAAATAAGCTCTCACACCGTTTTCATCAATACGTCTATGCACGATAGCTTCTCTAGTTCTAACAATACCCTGCACGGGTTCAAACGTAACCCTTACAGTGTCGCCAATCTCAACTAGCTCGGGGCTAATCTTCCTAGGTTCAAGAAGCTTACTTCTGCGCATTATCGAGTCGGCCTATACGTGATACCAAATATTCCTGCAACAGTTCCGATAAAGGAAAGAGCAGCAACACCACTAGCAGCCACCTGAGCAGCAGTATGAGCGTCAAGCCAAATGTCAGCACCCGCAGTAGCAAGCCCCACCACAGGCGCACCAATGCCAACAGTAAAGTAGGCAATAGTCCTAAGGCGCTCTGGAATAAACGGCTTATACCCCGTGTCAGTAGTGCGTACAGCTTTGCGCGTAGGCGCCTGCACGGGCTCAGGCGTAAGCTGTACGGGAAATGGAGCGGCATCCTGAGACTTAATTACAGGCGGATTAGTGGACGAAATAGTCGTCCCACTGGTGGCACCCAGGGGCGTAAAATTAGTATCACTCATTTTGGTCTCTTCTCTTCTGTTCTGCTTCTTGCATTTTAATACGATCAAGGAAAGTAACGCGCTTTTCAAGCTCGCTAATTTCATCTCTATTCTGCCTAATATCTTGTCTGTCACTGTTAAACTGGTCGACGATATAACGCTTAAGTTCAGTCAAGTGACTAATAGTTTCATTATGGCGCTGATCGTACTCCTCTCTAAAATTTGTATTATGGCCGTTAGTTACCTGCTCCTTAGCCTCAGCGGCATTTTGCTTAGTAATTTGAGTATCTTGACGTATGCGCCCAACTCGAATAGTAAGTCTACCAATGAGAGCAACCATGATACCCTCAACGCATATAATAATCGCAACCAATACGTCATTGGTGGGTAACATATTCGCTCTTTCTATTAAGTTATCTTTTAAAAATGTCTACAATGTTGTTACGTGTTGCAGGTTCATCAAATGTAACTCTACCAGCGCGAAAGGCTGAACGCAAGTAGCTAAGAATCTTGTCATTAAATGTCACCATTGTTTTCTCTGTACTCATGCGCTCAGGTAGCATAGTGAATATTGTTTCAGACTTAGGGCGCTTCTTCTGGATAAAATAGTTATTCGTTGCAAAATTAACCCATACACTGTAGGTGCCATTCTTGCATTCTAGAGTGTACTGATACCGAGCCTTTTCTCCCTTAATTTCAATGAGAGAATCGTTGTTATCTAGGAAGTGGTTACCAACAGCGTAATCGCCATATTCGGTGCCATCAATGAACTTACCGAATCGAGTCTGATTTACCTCATTAACAAACTCTTTAGAATCGGGAAAGTGGAAGACAATAAAGCCACCAGCTTTAACCACAAATTCAGTATTACTATCGTCGGGGTTAATATCCCATTCGATCATATACGGATTCATGATGCTAACAGTGTTAGCTAGAAAGTAAACCCTAGTCTTATCTTTATAGCGGTCAACTGTAGAGTAGAAGTTATTAAAGGCTGTAACTTCATCCTGAATATAGTGAATGCTACCCTTCTCAATAATAAACTCATCAAAGATAATAGCTTTCACATGCGGGAAGGCAACAGACTTATATCCCTGAGCAGTACTGAGAGCGATAAAGAATCCAATAGTCTTCCATTCACGCTTCTTTTCAGTACGCTCATTAACGTGAGAGGCTTGAGCCTCCATCCCGTTAACTCTAAAATCCCAGTCGGGGAATTCATTAGTGATATCTGCAAAGAACGTTTTGCGAGCTAGAGCAAGCTCAGGCTTATATCTGCGCAGATAAATGAACTGATAGTTCTGTTTAGTGAGCGCGTTTCTAATCTCTTTCTTCTTAGCACCGTAAGTCTTACCAAGACCACGAGCGCCAAGCACACCGGTATAAGGAGCGTTATAAGAAAGTACCTTAGCGTAATTATAATATTTGCTAATCAAGTCAAACCCTCCGATCGTACCAGAGCATCAAAGTCAATATTACCGTCATTGTAGTATCCGTGACTATGGTTTCTACGGTAAGAGATGTGCAGGTGCGCACCATACCCATATTCACTACCGTTACCACTAGCCCCGCTAAGAGCGATGTGTTGGCCCTGAGCTACGTGAGTACCTACACTAACATCAATACGACTAAGGTGTAGGTAATCGGCACCGGTTCCGTCATCGTGGTCAATGTGAATAGTGCGGCCGCCGCCGCCACCATAGCTAGAGTCGGCATCAGTAACAACCCCGGCAGCACATGCAATAACCTCAGTCCCGTAAGGCGCAGTGTAGTCAGTACCAGGGTTAACACTGCCACGATTAATGTGGTCCTGGAAACTGTCGCTAACGCTGTGAACACTACACGGGAAGATAACCGCATACTGTCCGTTAGTCGGAGGCGTGATTACCGGCGGCGGCGGCGGCGGCGGAGGGGGTGCCGCAGTAGTGGAAACAATCCATATACCATTGTTTGTGGGAAGGGCCAAAACGCTAGTGGCATCATCGAACTTAACCATAAGCTGATTACCATAGGGCTGTATATATTTAATCTTAGCCATGTTTGGCCCTCCCCTCTAACTAGTTAATGTGAATGCCGGGAACGGTGCTAGAAAGCTCCTTAAGCTTCTCAGCAATAAGGTTAGCATCAAGCCCTCCAAGCTGCCAGACAAGGTTAACCTCTGCCAACATATCAGAGTTGTTAGCATAAATGTGCTGCTCAACACCATTTTCAGCAAGCATCTCAAGCCAGCCAGCGGGGTAAGTAGCGCACGCCTGACCATTGTGCAAAACTCGCTGATTAGAAGCTTCCCAAGCGGGGCAGGAAATAATGCGGAGAGCGGACATATCAAGGCCTTTCGGAATAGTTGGAATTACAGAATCATTAATGTGGTTATCAATTTGAGGATGGTACTGTAAATGCCACCATTCCCAAGTATCAATAGTCCAACCATTATCTTTAAGAATGGCTAGAATAGAGGGACTCTTGGCATCATCGCTATCAATAGCAAGACCTTTAACATGCCAAGAATATTCAGGCGCAACAGCCACGCCCAACCCAACCTGGGCAATCTGCGCAAGTTGGTCCTCAACAGTACGGCCAGCGCTAGTAATTTGTAGCGGTCTACCAAGCTGAGCGTCAACGCGCAGAAGAGACGCGGCAGGTTGAGGCAAAAGCCAGCCCCTACCATGGCCCAAATCTACACGCTGATTAGCGGGAATAGAAATAGCAGTCATTAGTAAGACTTCCAAGTCGCATTAACAATATAGGTATCTGCGGGGAGTGCCTGGTAGCTACGAATAAGCCCCTGAGCGTTAGGTGTATCAACACCATAAATAACAAGGTTATAGGATGCTCGACTCGCTACACCAATTACTGTGAGGAACAGTTCACCAATAGGCCACGTTCCGTAAGGGAGCTGACCAAGCGGAACATCAAGCCCAACAGCATTCTGAACCGTAAACGTTCCCTCAAGGTGCGTATCGTTACCCTCTCTCGATACGGTCCAATAAGAGCTATCGTAAAAGACAGCAGGCTGAACCGGTACAAGAGTCTTACCGATATCGTATCTAACGTTTCCACCAATCATGTATTTCTTCATGAAGTTGCTAAGGCGCTGATAACCAGCAGTGTTACAGTGAACCTCACCGGGCTTCATCCAGTCACCACTGTCAGCATTCCAAAGCCAGCTATAAGGAATAGCACGCGCACGGAAAGGCTGAATCTCATTAATAAGTTCCTGCCACCGGCGACTAATGGAGGTAATACATCCACTAATGTTGTTACCGGGAGCGTTACCCCAAACAGCAGGAAGAATGATAGTCTCAGCGTTAACATAGGCACCAGCAATCTGAGCCATAACGGTAGAAACATAAGGCGTAATGCTATTCGTTGCACGAATATCGTTACCCATATCGCAAATGAAAACCTTGGTTACCTTATCGTGAGGATAAGAGGTATCCGCAATAGCTGCCTGAATCTGGCCGTTAAAGGAGCCAACACCCTGACCACCACCGGCGGTAAAGCCACCACCACCAACACTGAAAATATGAGGGGTATAGCCCATGAATGTACAAAAATCTTCAATCCATTCACCGGGCAGGGCGTTAGAGCTACCGATAAAAACCGCGTGCTGCTGAGGCTGAGCGAGATTATAGCGCGAGTCAAGAGCGGTAGCACTAAGCCGACCAGTATTAACAGCATCCTGAATCGGTTGAAGGTCAGACTCAAGAGCGTAAGCTTTCATGCTATCAATAGAAAGTCTACCACTGTCGACCTCATCCTGAACACTCTTGGCAGCATAGGCGGCATCAGTAGCGGCCCTAAAGACACTCGTCAGACTATCAAAAGCCGTAGCAAGTGCCGTATCAAGCTGAGTACCAGCCTGGGCAGCATCATTAGCAGCAGTGGTAGCAGAGGCCTGAGCAGCAGTCTGAGCAGCAAGTGCAGCATCCCGGGCATCATTAATAGCGCCCTGACTATTGGTTACGAGTGTTACAAGCTGGTTGTATTCGTTCACCCAATCGTCATTAAGAGTGCTTGCCATAGCGTTGACAGAAGGAATAAGAGTATTATTCATCCAGTCTTCCATATCCTCGATCTTCTCAAGGAATGTCTGACCACTACGGTAAGTAAACGGCTGAATGTTCCCTACAAAATTAGACCCTGGAGTATAATTACTAGGAATGCCACCGTTATTCGGAAATGTCATTGACATATTTATTGCCCTTCTTTAGAGGTAGTAATACCGGTTACCGAAATATTCATCTGTGGTATCCCAGATGAGCATGAAACAATCTTCGATTGCCTCAATAATGTTAACGTCAATGTTTAGGAAACTTTCACGATAACGCATAATCAAATCTGACGGCAAACCCTGATAACCGCTAACCACACTATCGGTTGTATCGTTAGCGTTAACCTTAGTCTCACTATTGTTATCAGCGCTAGTTGTTCCAGTCTGCTGACTGTTAGTGTCAGTACCAGAAGATGCATAATCCTCATCGCCTCTTAGCATTGTCTGAGGGGTTTGAGAGCTCACAACTCTAGCACCAGCATTAGTCTGATTAGTGCTACTGTTATTTGCCGTAGTGTTTGCATCCTCGCTACGCGTACCGCTAGCCTTGGTTTCAAGGCTCATAGTAATCAGTGGCTGAAACTCCATTCTAGTAGAGATATAAAGCTGGTTATAGTACGGCATAATTTCGTTCATTGTTCTGCGCATGAAATGCTGGAACATTTCAACGGTCTCAGAGCCAATTTCGCGATTCCAATAATGATCGATAATCTTGCCGTTTAGAATGTTACGGTAATTCTCATCGAAAATAGGATAGTCACCAAGCCCAATATCTCCGCCAGTAACTACAGGAATAGAGCCGTACACAATGCCATCGAAAGAAACTGTATCGCGCTGAACAGTTCCGCCAGTATAACCAATGGCTTTCTTAAGTGTAGTAGTAAAGGCACTCATTCTGCACCACCATCAGAAGTAATCGGCTCAGGCATTGCAACACTCTTTTCCTCTTCAGTGTAGTAATCAACGCTTACGTTCAAATCATCAAAGACTTTGTTAATTTGTTCGCAAGCCATACGCCGAGCATTAAGATTAACAAAGCGGTGCATACTAGTCTGGTCAGAGTTTGCGTCAACTTCTGCGGATACAAGGCGCTCTTTCTTATCCTGATTAGCGTTATCAATACCAAGCAAACCCATGCATTCATTCCACATTCTAGTCCTAAGAATGTGTAGTTTCTCAATGTTATCGGGGTTGACTCCAAGATCAAGTACCTTAACAAATTCAAGATCTTGAAGGGGACCAGCAACCTGAATACCATTCTGACCCTCAGTAATAGCCCGGTTGATATTAGTTGTGGAAAGCTTCTGCTGCTCATTGCTAACCACAAATTTATTCATTCTGGCATTCTCAGAATTAATCTCAATGGTGCGATCAATTTGTGCAAGCCTAGAAGAATAAATTGTAACAATATCAAGATCGGGGACCCTGAGAAAGTTTGCCCAAATAGGGATACACTTATCTTTAGCCTCGTCGCCCTTATATACCTTTGCAGGATTGTAAGCACCAAGAGTCTTACCGACAAACTGATTACCGATAACCCTAAAAGCTGTAGGGTTATTGAGCATGTTTAGAAATGCTGTGCCAGCACCTTGTAGAGCGAAATATGCCTCATACTCTTTATCATAATAGAAGACCGCAAGCGCGTGATAGAATAGATTCATTTCCATGAATCTAGTGTCTACCGAATCCGGCATTCCTTCCCACTTAAACCTGTTAGTAGCAAGCTCAGTAAGAATGCGCAAATACATGCGCTCAATGATTGCCACGCGGTTATTAGTTGGGTTATTAGCAAACGGTGTACCCCTTAAGTGTTTGCGGTACAGTTCATCTGCGCCGCCGTTACCATTCCCTGCCATATTCTTTTATCCTTAAAGTGTAATACCAGCTAGAGGCTTATTAATGCCCATATCAATGTTGCCGATATATTCAGGGCGAGCATACACCGTTACGCCTTTCTCAAATATACCACGTATTGCCTGCTTATATGTCTCTGGCATGGCTCCCGCGATAATGTAAGTTTCTCTCAACTTCCAGTAAGTAAAGTGAGACATAACCATGAAATTATCCGGCATCTTAGAGAACTGGTTAATAGCGTAACCATATCTAAGCCAGAATTCACCAATCCTTCGCATATTAGCGTTATCGATAAGCTTCCAACGAATCGAGAATTCCATTGTACCATTAACAAAGTTAGAAGCCTGCCCGCCAAGCTGCCCACTAGTAGTAGGCTGAATCATGCGGGCATCTTGCACCTTAGCGTTAATGGCCTGTAGCGCAGTACCATAGTCACCATTTGCCGCCCAGTCTGCAAGAGTCTTATTGGTATCGCGCACGTAACCACGGTTTGTGTTACCAGCGTCAACGGTAGCCCTCGCAGCCTGATTATTGATAGCGTTAGCTTGCTCATTAGAATTAACCTGAATACCCATAGCCGCAGACTGTGCCGCAATAGCGATAGCAGAGCTAACAGCACCAGCCATAGCACCGGCAGCCGCACCACCAGCACCACCACCAGAGCCACCAATGGCCCCACCAACTGTACCGCCAAGCGCCTCACCAATTGCCTGAGGAACAAACTTAGCTTGCATAGTCTGGTTTTGCAGATTCATCAAGTTAGTGTTCTGACCAATGCCAACGTTTGTAAGTTGCTTAGCCAAGTCCATTCCGGAAGTTGCTTGATCGTAAGAAACACTGTTAGCTTGCAACGCTCTTTGCTGAGACCATTCAGCGGAGGTATGCTGATATGCAATAGTGTTGTGATTCTGTGCCAGATAAAGAAGCTGTCCGTTGTTAGCAATAACTGTGTTAGGGAAACCAGCGACATAAGCAGTCAAATCAAGGTAATCACCCGAATCATCGCCAGTGTCCCGCCAACCATCACGGTTACCGGCAAGGATGATCTCCTCAGGATAGTTATTAAAGCTATCAATAGCCTGACCATTAGAGTTATACCGTCGGGGCGTTAGCTCAACTCTTTGCCCGGGCGGAGTGTATGTAACGCGCTCCATAACATAGGCATCATTATCGGCCCACATTTCAGGCTTAAGAGCAAGTGGTGTACCGCTCCACGTAGTAAGTTCAATAACCATGTAGGGCGAAGTAAGGAACTTCTTAAGCATCTTATAGCGGTCTGGAATGTTGTTAAGAATTTCCGCCTGATTGCGCCAATCAGGAAATGCGTTATGCTTAAGCGGTGTAGGAACGTAAGAACCAAGACCGGTCGGAAGCTGAGTATTAGCGTTATACGGGAACGTAGGAACGTACCGACTGATCTTCGGAATAGCTGTAACCGAAATAATACCCTGAGTTACCCAGGGCTTATCTGCAATAGTTGCAAGCCAGCCAATAAAGTTAACGTACCCCTGGAATACCACCATATCCGCACCAGTTGGTAGACCCTCAAAAGAGCCGCCACTAGAAGAAGTAAGGTGCGGATTATCAACTGTTCCGGGGTCAGCCGTAATATCAACGGTAGAAATGACAAGAATATCGAAATACTCGTCGATAAGAAGAGTATCGCCAGGCCCGGGAGTAAGCCGGTTACCCATAATCATTTCATTACGGCGAGCAATAGTGCGATACTCAGCGCCAATATCAAGGCCCTCAGGAACGGTAAGATAGTCGCGCCCGAAGTTGTCAAAGTTATGCTGATTAGCGATACCAATATGCCCGCGCTCAATATAGCAGTTTCCAAACTTGATATCGTAGCCGAAAGTCTGCCAAACGTCAAGCTGAAGAGTAAGCTCAGTAGTGTTAGGGGAGAGGTAGTTAACAGCCGTGATAAAGTAGTAGAAGTCTTTAAGCGTATCGCCAGCGATAGGCTGCAAAGGATTGCTAGCTCGAAGATAGTTAAATCGGTATGCCGAATTAAACGGAACGTTAATACGGATAGGCTCTAGAGGCTTAAGGTATGAAATTCTGTCAATCTTAAGAATGTCCTGCTGAGAATCAATATACGTATTAAGATCGCTCTTACCCTGAAACCTAACAATATCCCGGTAATCGTTATTCCACGGAACATTAACCAGAGTAATCTGTGTGCCCTCGGTCCAAACAGCATAATTAAAGCCCTCGCCAAAACCGTAATTGCTATTCGGCAGACTATTAATTTCCTTCAATTTCAATTCCTTAAGATATGCCGGAGGGGGCCAATCCCTTTAGGATTGGCCCCCTCTTGGCTTTAACTATTAAGTTATGCCGCGAGTTGGGTTTTAAGCCTTAGTGAAAACCCAGTTAGCAGTAGCACCGCTGGCAAGCTCGTAGCCAGCCTTAGCAGTGGCAGTAATCGTCTTACTAGTTCCGGAAGCTCCGGTGATAGTAACCATCTTACCGCTAACGTCAGTGGCACCATCGTTATAGGTGACACCCTCGCTAGTAGGAACCGTGATATCGGGGCTCACAAAGGTGGGCGCAGGAGGCGTAACCTCAAGCAGACCATTACCATTGCTATCGCTCAGCACAGTCGGGTTAGGCCAAATCTCAGCCTTGTCTCCCACAACTGGAATTGTGAGAGTCTCGCTAAGCTGAGGGTTACTGCTGTCAACAGCGTATGCCGTAACAGTCAGGCTCTCAGAAGCCTCATCGATCGAGACAAGCAGGACACCAGTCTGGCTGATCTTGGTACGCGGGCTAACGTTACCACTAAGCTCGTACCGAACAGCGTTATTGGTTCCCTGAGTGATTGCGCTACCGGTCACGATAACCGCAGAGCCGCGAACTGCGTTAGTAGCAGTGTCACCGTTAATGTCAGTAAGTACCAGAGCATTAAGACCAGTCACAGGGTAGTCATCAATCACGTAAGGCGTAGAAGCATCGGTAGTAAACAGAATAGCAGGAACGAAACGCGAAGCGCTAACAACCTCCCAGTGGTGGAAGAAGTAGTTCTGGAACAACCCAATAGGATTAGCAGCGCTAGTAGTTTCAAGCCGCTGGTCAGCCATAACAAAGAAGTCGCGCGTAGTCATAATGGCCTGCGCACCATCAATACCGAAATGCTCCTTCGGAATAATAGTCGTCCGCGAAGGAATGGCAGACTTGTCGATATTAAAGGCACCGGCAAGAGCCTCAACATCGATTGCAGCGTTAGCCTCAGGAGTAATGATAAGCTCAAGCTCGTCAGGCGTGGCCGCAATAGGCATACCAGAAGCGTTATACCGCGTAGAAATAAACTGGAGGTTACCAGCCATTTCGCGCATACGCCTAAGAGCATACCGTGCATCATTACCATTAGCGGTAACAGTGGTCAGATCGGGAACGTTGATCTTGAAGAATCCGCCGTTACGATCATACTCCGGAAGAAGCGAGCACGTAAGAAGGAATTCATCCCACTGGTCAGAGGTTGCAGGAGTCTGCATAAGGTTGCTGACAAAGGTCGAAAGACCATTCTCAGAAAGAAACGCGCGCCTAAGAAGCGGTTCCTTAACCGTAAGCTTGTAGTAATTCTCACGGTTAACCTTGTGAAAACTAGACTGCACATCAGGATACTCGGCGCCGAAAATATCCTTCTCAAGATAGTCTCGGTTAGCGTCATAAACCTTAGCCTCAAGAAGGCCAGCGTTAATTTCCTCGATAGTGTCGCCAAACTCAAGCATTCCCCGCTTCCACTTAGCAAGAGGATTAGTCCAAAGCTGACTCTTGATAAGAGTAAGACCAATCTTATTGATAAGGGCATCAAGGAATTCGTTACGCGACGGGGCGTAATCCCAGAGGTCAGAAATAGTTTCCTGAATATTAGCCTTAGTGGCGGCGGGGATTCGGCGCTGGTAATCAAGGCCAGCATTCTTGCGGATAGCGTTGAGAATATCAACGTTATTTGGAGCGGTATACTCCGGAGCTTCAACAGCCAATTTACGGGCCTTTCTATTAAATTATCTAATATTTATTTGTACTTAAAGAAATCACTAAAATCAACATCAGTGGTTTCGTCCCCGTCATGCGGGGTTTCTGGCCCGAAACTAATATCGCCGCCGGTCTTCATAAGAAGGTCAAAGTTGGTAGACTTAACCCTCTGAATTTCTGCGCTAGCTAAGCTCAGCGCATTATCTTTCTCGGTAAGCTGAGTGGTAAGCGTCCCGATCTTAGCCTCAGGAATACTAATATCCTGTAGGTAAGCATTTTTAATTTCACTAAGGAAATTCTCTGGCAGTTCACCCTCAGGATCAATGCCGTTAATAAGGTCATCAAAGTGGCCCATAATATTCTCCTTTATAAGAAGCGAATAGGGGGTGAACCATCATTAGGTTCACCCCCTATTCTATTAGGACAACTGGAGACATGATCTAGCAGGTTGCGCCTCTATGCTACCACGCCCTCAACCCAATGAGTGCATATCACATACAAATATCAGGTATCTGTCATGTGAAGGTGGCGGATAGTCTAGAGCAAATCATCCAGCGTCACAACTAATTAAGTTACTTCTTAGTCTCTTCCTTACCGCGGCGGGGAGCGTGGCGCTTAGTGAGGGTAAAGACAAGTCGCGTATGGGTCGGCTCGCTACCATCCTCAGGAATAACAAGCTCCTCAATGCGAAGTCGCGCAGTCTTATTGCGCTCATTTGCCGCCTTGGCAAAAAGATTGCGGTGCTTATTAGCGTCATCCTTGGGAACGATAATCTCGGAGGCCTTGCCCTCGCCAGCCTCAATAAGAAGGCCAACAGTCTCCTTATAGGGGTTATCCTTAACCGGGGGCTCAAAATCGATAATGCTCATGTCATGTCTCCTTTATAGAATTTTAGTTGAGGGACGCAATTTGTGCTGTCATTTAAGCCTAGCGTTTTTCGCCGCCCGGCTCCCTGCTGATACTTCAACTATACAGGACGATTGATAGAAAGTCAAAGCTTTAGCTCAAAGGGAATGTCTTTCAGGACAACTCCACCGGGCACAGTCTTTGGATTGAGTTTACCATGTAAGACCTTTCCGTCAACTAAATCATCAAACGTTAGATTGCGGGAGACTGACTCAGGCAAACCAGCAATACGGTTAGTATAAGTGCCGTCAGGGTGCCGTTCAAGATACGCCTTAGGTCGAATATAAAATGCTGCATCAAATGAGTACTCAAATTTCCAAGCTCCCAACTTAGTAGGGTGAACCTCAATCGACTCAGGAACATTATCTTGAAGCAAATGTAAAGAGTCGGTATCAGCATAGGCAAAATTCGCATAGTTTGCCTGCGCCGATCTAATAGTAATATCCCTAGCGTATGACGTAATAAACACCCCAACGGATGTATAAACCGGGGGCCTAGTTTCATCCTCACCGCGAACTAGCTTAACCACACCATCCTTTAGAATGGGTACCTTAGAAGAAATTTTCGGATTAGTGGCAAACTTACCGTAAAGACTGTTTAGGTGTAGTTTCGCTATTTCTCTTTTTCCTCCCGTTTCTTGAGCCTTAATAGCACTCCATTTATCAATATAGTTATCAAACATTCCACTAACAGCGCTGAACCTCCAGCCACCACCAAAGGATAAAATATCAATATCATAGTGGTCATTATAGAGCGCCCAATCCACGTTAGTAACCATGAGTGTTACCGGCTCAACTATCTCACTAATATATTCGGTGGGAGCAAAGATCGAAGAACCTTTAATCTGAATGCAGGGAATATGATCTTTCTTAAGTTTGGCTGTAAACGTCACACTGAAAATGCTTAGTGGCTTGCTCTTAGTTCCAAACACTTCGCCCTGCACATATTCAGGCTCACCATAGGGGAGAGGGTACTTTTTCATTACACTGGGATACAGTGAATTAACATCAAGCACAATACCGCCGCGCACGATTCTACCGCGATATCTAGGATCGGCGTAAGTAAAACCTCCGCGGTATGCGCGCCTAATTTCAGCGTCCATATCCTCATTGAGAATAGGAAACATCTTAGTAAAGTGCTCGCTACCAGTCAGGCGCTTATACTCTGCCATAGAGTCAGAAGCAACTGTTAGCTTAGTCATACCGTTGTCGTGAACCTGCTTCATGGCCTGAGCCATAATAGAAACGTCACGCCTAAGATAATCCTCTTCTTCGGCAGTCATTTGATACCCGATAGGGCGAACCTTTTCGTAATCAATCTCACCCTTGCTAATCTCTAGTTTGAATGCAACAGCAACGCGCTTAACTGGCATAGGAAGCTTTTTAAGGCTATCCCTAAACTCGGTATTGTGACCGTTATCCCACCTAACCGTAATAGAGTAGAACATACCCATATCACTGATTAGTGTCTTGAACGTTCCGTTCCTAGTCAGTTGGTCCTGTGTACTGTGCCGATAATCATTATTAAGCAACCAGTCTAGAATAAAATGTCCGTCAAACTTAAGATTGTGGAAGTAGCAAGTTGAGTTATGGTCAGACATTCTTTCCATAAATGATGCAATATCTAGCCCAACCTCAACATCATCATACATTGGGGTTTCAATGTTTGCTAACCCCCATGACCAAACACGACAATCCTCTGGGTCTGTAGTTGTCTCAAAGTCTGCGGTATAAACTAGCCTAGCCTTTTTGACGCCTTTGAGGCTTTTCTTTCTTGGTACCAAGCTCTGCTTCATCCGAAGGGAAGCTGGCTGCTGCATCAAAAAGTTCTCTAAGCTCATCAGACTTATCCTCAATTACTGAACTATACCAGCGATCTTCACTACCGGCAGCTTGCAGTTTGCTAATCTCATACTGCAAGCTAATGTTTGTGGCGAAATGAGTATAATTCCATAGAATATTAAACTGTGTGTCAGTCAGCGCCTTAGCCCTAGCCCCATACTCACTATTACCGATTGTCTTAAGCATATCGTTAAGCTGCTTACGAGACTTCTTAATCTCTCCGGGGATAAAATCCTTAGACAGCTTACGCTTCATATCAACAGTTAGCTTCTTAAGAGACTCCCTATCCTTGATATTCTTAGACGAGCGATCGATGTGCACGAAAGGACGATTAACTACGTCACCCTGAGCAGTTGGATGAATCATAGCAGATCGCTGCTTAATGTTCACACCAAGACCGGGAACCTTGATATCGGCGATCTTATCCTCGAAAGCCTTACCGAGGGTATTATATGCCTTTTCAAACTTCTTATACTCTAGCCATTCCTTCTTTGGCAGAGCCTCCCTAGAACCGGGAACATAACCAACATCTCTACTCTGAAATGCCTCAAGCTGACCAAGGTACTTAATAAGCTGCGGCTTATTATAGCCCTTAACGGCAGAAGGCGGGCGCCTAGGGTCTTCCCTAGTGCCCGCAATATCAACACCCATAGTACGCCGCATTCTGGCAATCTTACCAGTTACAGCCGCACGCCTCTTCTTAACCTCAGAGCGTAAAAGCTCAAGATCATTATTCATAGCTAACCATTCATCTAATATTTCAGCGAGCCCGTAAACTAAGTGAGGGTCTCCCCAATGGGGAGACCCTCACTAATGTCTAAAACTTAGACGAATTTAAGAGTGAAGAACTTGAAGCCGTTACGACCCTTCTGCTCGACCACCTTAACCGGCACCGGCTGAGGCCAAACGTTCGGCTCACCAAGCACCGCGTTCATGTTCCGCAGAGACGAAAGGAGTCCCGTAGAAGTAGCGTGGTAAGCAGTACCATTGTCGTCAATCAGGATAACGCGCGGGGCAGTGTTAACCTCGCCGGTGTCCTCATTGATAAGCTCAACAGGCTGCACAACATAGTTCTTAAGGTTGATAGTCTTACCGAGAGACTCGTCGACCGGGATAGACGAAGTAATAGCGGCCGCAATAGCGAGCCGGGCGCTGAAGTCGTCACCCTTAATCGAAGAGTAGTAAGCGCTGTCAGGGTTGTTAAGACCCTGAATAGCACCAACTACGTCAGTGGCGCCCACGCGCACAATCTCAGCGTCAACAGTCTCTTCAATGGTGTCATTAATGTCAGCCATAATAGGCCTTTCTGTGTTGTCCTAATAGGTGAATGGTTGTAGCTTAGGTGCTAGCCAAGGGTAACGGCTTTTAACCAGCCACCCTGCTAGCCCTCAATGCCCTCAGTTTGGCGCAATGAGCAACAGTTCATTCTGTAGGAGAACTAACACCCTTCGCCAAACAACTTTAACGTGTGCTACAGAGGTACCGAAGTTGAACGATATTAAATTATAATATTCAGTTTAAGCCAGCAGTTTGACTTCCCGACCTCCCCGCTGACAATGTCTAGCCTACCCCACCAGCGGCCGAAACTCCGTTAACGAAACCTACAAACCTTTTTGGGATAACCTACAACTGCTTAACCTGGACTAACGTAATCTAATCTATTAACATATTAACACTCTAGGCTAAACTATGTTAGACATGACCATATAGTATATGACAATAAAGAATAGGAAATGTAATATGCTGCAATGTAAAATATCGCACTTGGTGGAGTATAGCATGAGATATATCAATTTTGGGGGCCGCTACCCCT